TAACTTACCAGCCGAGCGCGTTCAGTCTTTGCTTTCAGCTTGGCGCACAGCGAGACAAACTCGATCAACCGCTTTCCTTAATGCGGATGTAGATATCCAAACAATCGGATTCGACCCTAAGTCACTACAGCTAACCGAGGCGCGTCAATATGTGGCCTTAGAATTGGCGAGAGCTTGTGGTATTCCGGCTTACTTCTTGAGCGCCGAGACGACTTCAATGACTTACTCAAACGCGGTTAGCGAACGGCGCTCATTAGTTGATTTCTCACTTCGCCCAATACTTAAGGCGATTGAGGAGAGGCTATCCCTTCCGGACTTCGTTCCGAATCCGGTTATGGTGCGCTTCGATCTTGACGACTTCTTGCGCGGTAATGCTTTAGAGCGCGCTCAAGTCTATGAGATTCTTAACCGCATCGGCGCGATGAGCGTTGAGCAAATTCAACGCGAGGAGGACTTGATTCCTAATGAAAATTAAACTGCCTATGGCGATTACAGCCGCCGATTCCAATGCCCGGACAATTACCGGCAAAATTGTCACTTGGAACGAAGAAGGAAACACCTCAGTTGGCCGAACAGTATTCGCCGCCAATTCAATCGAATTAAAAGCGGTTAAGTTATTGCTAGAGCACGACCGCACCCGTCCAATCGGTAAAGTTATGGAATTTACCGAGACAAAAGACGGCATCGAAGCGACTTTTAAGATAGCCAACACAATGGCCGGCGAAGATGCCCTAATCGAAGCCTCAGAAGGCCTACGCGATGGCTTTTCAGTTGGCGCAATGATTAACGAATGGACAAACGATAAAGGCGTAATGAAAATTACAAGCGCATCACTCGAGGAAGTTTCATTAGTCACCGATCCAGCAATCGACTCGGCTCGCGTAAGCGAAGTAGCCGCGTCTGAGAATGAAGCACCTAAAGAAGATTCTGAGCCATCAACCGATGAGCCAGATAAACCAACCGAAGGAGACCAAGTGTCAGACACTACCGCTCCAGCTCCTACCGAAGAAGCGGTAGAAGCTGCCAAGGTGGAAAGCGTTCAGGCAGCTCGCCCAGCGTTTTACACCGCACCTCGCCTTGAATTCACTAAGGCTAAGTATCTTGAGAACAGCATCCGCGCCGCTCTCGGAGATGATGACGCTCGCGCTTATGTTCGCGCAGCTGATAACACCACCGACAATGCTGGCTTTATTCCAACACCACAGAGCACCACTCTAATCAACGGCGTTGCTAATGGGGATCGCGGATTTATCGACGCTCTAAGCCGCGAGACACTCGCAGCAAGCGGAATGACTTTCGAGCTACCTCGCATTAACACAGCTCCAACAGTCGCGCTAACAAACGAAGAAGGCACACCTTCCGAGACAGATATGGGAACAGCTTTCATCTCCGTAGATGTCAAGAAGTTCGCAGGTCAGCAAACAGTATCCGTCGAGCTCATTGACCGCAGCTCTCCTGCGTTCTTCACCGAGCTCGTTCGCCAGATGGAGTTCGCATACGCTAAGGCGACCGACGCTTATGCCGTCACTCGCGCATCCGCAACAGCCTCAGCATCAACCGCAAAGGCTGGCGCTACTGCTGCTAACTACCTCGCTTTCTTCGCTAATGCTGCTAAGAATGTCTATACCGGATCGCTCGGCTTCGCTCGTAATGTCGTAGTCTCTCCAGATGTCTGGGCTGAGATTATGGGCTTGAACGATAACGGTCGTCCGATTTACATCGCATCTAACCCATCAAACGCAGGCGGAGCACTTTCGCCTCAGAGCGTTCGCGGTAATGTTGCTGGTCTTGATCTCTATGTTTCTCGCTCACTTAGCGGAACTGGCGACGGATCAATCTATGTAATCAATCCTGATGCTCTCACTTTCTACGAGTCCCCAAGATTGACACTCCAGACCAATGTAATCGCTTCAGGACAAATTTCGGTTATGTATTACGGCTATGCCGCAGTTGCGCCGAAGCTTCCGGGCGGATACACAGCTAACGACAACGCGTAATTAGAAGTGACGGCCAGTCCGCTCCCGAGCTGGCCGCTCACCTATTAGATCGAAAGGATTAGGAAATGCCGAGCATTGTTCTCGCTTCAGAGCTAAGGGCTATCCTCGGCGTTTCCTCTTCCCTATATAACGACGCTTATCTCAACGATATAATCGACACAGCCGAGGGAGTAATCCTCCCAATGCTTGTTAAGTATTCCTCGCCTATTGGTTCGGCTGAATTGGCCGACAATGTTGCGACTTTCTTTACAGTCGGCGAGCATAAATTTAATGAAGGCCAGCAAGTCGTCATCGCTGGCGTTTCAGCCACTTTCAACGGCACTAGGACAATCACAGATGTCTCAGATGACCTCACAGCCTTTACCGCAGCTATTACAGCTTCAGATGTTTCTTTCTTTAATGTCATCCCATCCGGCACAGCCACTCTCGTCGGCGCTGGCAATTATGTCGGAAACTCTCAAGTCGAATCTGCCGTTCTTGCTACCGCAGTTGAAGTCTTTCAATCCAGAACAGCCGCCGGAGGCAATATAGAGGGAGTCGATTTTCAAGTGACCCCTTTCCGCTTGGGTCGCTCCCTCTTTAACCGCGTTTCCGGATTATTGGGCGGCTTAATCGATGTTGAGACGATGGTGGGCTAATGCCCTCTATCTCCGCAGATGTTCGAGGCGCAATTAAAACGGCTTTAGCCGGAGTGACTGCCAATGTATATGACACAGTCCCCGAAGCCCCTATTGTTCCCGCCGTTATGGTTATTCCGGACTCGCCTTATATGGAACTCGAAACCATTGGCCGAGCAAATGTCCGGGTCAAACTTAATTACACAATTACCGCCGCAGTTGCTTACTTAAGCAACCCAGCGAGTCTCGATAATCTCGAGAAGCTAACAATTAGTATTCTTAGCGCGCTTAGCGCGTCTAAGTATGAATTATCGACAGTCGAGAGGCCGTCGGTGGTTCAAGTCGGAACGACAAACCTTCTCGCTTCCGATATCCGCTTGAGCGTCCGCTACGAGCAATAGTTTAAGGAGACCCAATGAGCACAACGATCATTACTGGGCGCGATGTGACCTTCACACTTGACACGAAGCCATATGACGCTCAAACAACCTCGGCGACTCTTAGTTGCGACACCATTATCGAGACCTATCAAACTCTCGATGGTCGCGCATATAAGTCAGTCGATAAGCAATGGACTTTCACTATCGAACTTCTTCAGGACTGGGGCGCTTCCGGTGCTCACGGATCTCTATTCGAGTCGATGTGGGCTAACGCTGAAACCGCACCAAACACCACAGTCGCCGTAAGCTTCACCGCAGTATCCGGCGCAACATTTACCTTCAATGTCCTTCCTATCTTTCCAAGCGCAGGTGGCGCAGCTCCGGGAGCTCTCACCGACACTTGGACTTTGACAGTAGTGGGACAACCAACAGAGACCTTCAGCTAAGAGATCGGAGCATCGGGAGATGAAGTTAAATATCACAATTAAATATACGAATGGCGAACTGGAGACCTATACCGCAGGGCTTCCAGAATGGGCTAAGTGGGAACGGAAAACCGGAAAGTCGATCTATAAAATGACCGACATCCGCGAATATCAGCAAACCGATTTTCTATTCTTAGCCCACGCCGCCTATGTCAGAGCCGCAGCCGGTAAGCCGGTTAAAGCGTATGACATATGGGAGCTTACAGTCGATGAGCTAATCATTGGAGACGCTGAAGACCCAAAAGCTACCCAACCGGAAGCCTAAACCGCCTACTCGTCGAGGTGGCAATAGCGACCGGAATCCCGATGACATATTGGGAGAATGCTGAAGACTTATTAACGGCCTTAGAAGTATTGGAGAAACGAAATGGCAAAGGTTGAGCCAGTCCAATATGACAAGCGCGAACTCGGAAGCATTAAAAGGGCTTTCAAGGCTATGGATGATGAGGCGATAGATGAGGCTAAGAAAAGTTCTTCAGCGTTGGCTCAATTCGCAGCCGACAAAATCAAAGTCACAGCCTACGGCCGACAAGTATCCGGGGAAGGTGTTCGCAGGGTCGCGGAAGGTGTTCGCATATCCAAGAGCTCAAAAATCGGAGAGTTCAGTTATGGATATGCGTCTCAGCGTTTTTCTGGTGGAGCAACTACAAAAGAACTCTGGCCGGGTCTTGAATTCGGATCTAATCGTTATCGCCAGTTCCCCCGACGCACTCCCTCCAAGGGTCGCGGGAATGCTGGCTACTTCATCTATCCAACACTTCGCCAAATTCAGCCTGAACTAATCCAAAAATGGGAAGAAGCATTTTCTCGGATTTTAAGGAAGTGGGATAACTAATGGCCGGTAATCGCACTCTTAAACTTTCCATCCTTGCCGATGTCGATGATCTTAAGAAGAAGCTGGGCGATGGTGGTAAAGAAGTTGATGGCTTCGGTGGCAAGCTTGAGAAGTTTGGCAAAGTAGCGGCCGCAGCATTCGCAGCCGCCGCAGCCGCAGCCGTCGCCTACGCTGGCAAATTGGCCATTGACGGCGTTAAGGCCGCTATCGAAGATGAAGCTGCTCAGTTAAAACTGGCTAACGCTCTGAAGAATGTCACCGGAGCGACCGAGGATCAAATCTCGGCAGTCGAAAAGCAAATTGAAAAACTAGCGCTCGCAACCGGAACGGCCGATGACGCACTTCGCCCAGCCTTTCAGCGTTTAGCCGTAGCAACCAAGAATGTCGATGAAGCCCAGAGGCTTCTCAATATTGCCCTCGATGTCAGCGCGGCTACTGGAAAGCCATTAGAGGCGGTCACAAACGCATTAGGTAAGGCTTACGAAGGAAACACTAGCTCGCTGGCTCGTCTCGGAATCGGTATGTCAGCCGCAGACCTTAAGGCTCTTGGCCTCGAAGGTAGCATCGACAAACTGGCCGACACTTTTCAAGGGGCGGCAGATGTTCAAGCCAACAGCTTCCAAGGTCGCATCGAGCGCCTTAAGGTTGCTTTCGATGAAGCCAAAGAAACTATCGGCGCAGCGCTTCTTCCAATACTTGATCGGTTGCTTACTTTCATTACCGATAATGTTCTGCCAATAGTCCAGAAACTTAGTGACGCATTCTCAGCCAATAAAGACGGATTGAATAAGCAATTTGGCGAAACAGTCACACAAATTCGCGATTTCTTAATTCCTATAATTGAATCTTTCCGCGTCGGTATTGAAAGAATTCGAGACGCTATCGAGGATAACCGCGAGCGTTTCGGTAATTATCTAAAGACACTTCAAGAGGTCTGGGCTTGGATAAACAAATATCTAGTTCCATTATTTGAGTTCATTCTTGTCGCTCACATTGAGAAGATGACGCGCCAAATTGAAATCGCTATACGAGTCCTAGTGCCAGTCGTCGAATTCGTAGCCAACGCGATTAAATTCCTGATTAACAGCATCATCGAAAGAATTAACGACTTTATCAAAGCGTATAACTTGCTTAATGGTCTTTGGGGCGGTAAAGATGTTCCGCTTCTTCAGAAGGTCGGCGATATAAAGAGCCAGGGTGACTACAATGCTCTAGCTGGGGTTAGAACGCCATTCACAGGCTCGACAAGCGCAACGACCGGCTCGATTACGGGAGCGGGAGTGACAGGCGGGGCTACTGGTGGCGGAGTCGTTTCAGGCGCAGGGGCTACAGGATCAAGCGTCGCTGGCTCTGCTAAAGCCGCAGCCGAGGCGGCAGCCAAGGCAGCCGAAGCGGTTGAGAAAATATCAAGCCCTGACTGGATGCCCACTCTTGGGAACAGCGTCGCAGACTTTAGAGCCCGCGAATCTGGCGACATCATAAACACTTCCGGTCTAGTCAGTCCGGGCGCTTTAGATGTGGCTCGAGTGACTCGCGCTAACAACATTACAGTTGTCGTCCAAGCGCCGAGCGCGATAGATGAAGAAGGATTCAGCCGAGCGGTCGTCGATGCTCTTAATAAAACTCAGTCGCGCACCGGTGGCGGTGGCGGTCAGTTAATTGGACTAGCCCAAGCGTTATGACCCTATGGAATCCGACCTATCGGGTAAAGATAAACGGCTATACAGTCACTAGCGCAACCTTAGCCGGGATGACGATAACTTCCGGCCGCACCGATATTTATACCCAAGCGCTAGCCGGTTATTGTAATCTCAATCTTCTTGAGACTAATGAGAGCAGTATTCCTTACGAGATAAATGATCCGATCAGCGTCGAGGTTCGAGATAGCGCTAATAACTGGATTCCTTTATTCGGCGGATTCATAACCGACTTGGCCATTGAGGTCGCAACCTCCGGCTCAACGGCTCTCAGTCAGCGCGTAAGCGTTATAGCCACCGGAGCGCTAGCTCGTCTTAATCGCGCAATATTCACCGGCAACCTTAGCCATAATTTTGATGGCGATATGATTTACGAAGTCCTAAGCGGCGTTCTTTTTGATTCTTGGGATGAAGTGCCAGCCGCGACAACTTGGAACACTTACGACGCGACGACTACTTGGGAGAACGCAGAAAACTCAGGACTCGGAGATATCGATCAGCCGGGCGATTATGAGCTTCACAGCCAGAGCGGCCTTGTCGAAGATGTCTATTCGCTAGTTAGTCGTTTAGCCACTAGCGGTCTAGGCTATATTTACGAGGACGCTCAAGGTCGTATCGGATACGCAGACTCGACTCATCGAGCTGAATATTTAGCGGCTAACGGCTATATCGATCTTGATGGCAATCACGCCAACGGCTCAGGGCTTAATATCGTCAAGCGCGCCGGCGATGTCCGAAACTCAATCACCTTGGGTTATGGCGCAGACGGCAGCTCGACAGTTTCAGCTTCCGACCCGGCCTCAATTACCCTTTACGGCCAACTAGCCAGCACCATCATTACTACCCTTCGCAATTCTGGTGATGCCCAAGATCAAGCCGACTTCTATCTCCTCATCCGCGCCTATCCTCAATTCCAGATGCGCCAGATAACTTTTGAGGTGGATAGCCCGGAGATTGACAACGCCGACCGCGATGCCCTTCTAAATGTGTTTATGGGTATGCCGGTAAATATCCAGAATCTTCCCGCCAATATGGTTGGTGGGGAATTCCAAGGATTCGTCGAGGGATGGACTTGGCGGGCTGGATATAACCGCCTCCAGCTAACCCTCAATGTCTCGCCTATTGCCTACTCGCTTCAAGCTTTCCGATGGAATAGCGTCCCAGTCACCGAGGCTTGGAATACGCTTTCCCCGACTTTGACTTGGTTAGACGCTACAATCGTCGCCTAAAGGAGAATAAATGCCAACAACCTCGAATTTCGGATGGACAACCCCAGCCGATACAGATTTAGTGAAAGACGGCGCAGCCGCAATTAGAACGCTTGGTAATGGCATCGACACTTCATTCGTCGATCTTAAGGGCGGAACGACTGGCCAAGTATTAGCCAAGGCGTCTAACATCGATTTAGATTTTACTTGGGCTTCAGATGCTTCAGGAATTCCTGCCACAATTTTCGACGCTAAAGGCGATTTGATAGCGGCATCGGCGGCTGATACGGCGGCAAGATTGGCGGTTGGAACAAATGGACAAGTTTTAACCGCCGACTCGACGACCGCAACAGGATTAAAGTGGGCAACACCTTCATCACCTTCAACTGCTTGGGTAAATATATCAACGACTTCAACAACAACGGGCACAAGTTATACAATTTCCTCATTGAACGGATATAAAAGTTTAAGGATTTTTTATACTAATGTAAGTCAAGACGGGACTACCGCTCCATTTTTGCGTCTAAGATTTAACACAGATACAGGCACTAACTACAATTATGCTGGTTCGGAAATATCTGGAGGAACTACTGATGATCGTTATATCGGCTCAAATCAAGATTACATCGATCTAGGCAGGCAAAGCACTACGGCTTCAGATTCGGTTAGTGGTTATGTTCAGGTTGATGGTTGCGCTGGCACAGATGATAAAATCGGTTTAGTTCTGTCTGGATCGAGCGGAACGACAAATAAAAGATCATACCGCTACGGATTCAGATATAACGCGGCGGCCGAAATTTCATCAATTACAGTTTTTTGGAGTGCTGGCAATTTTGACGGCGGCTCTATTGATATATGGGGGAGTGTAAATTAAATGCCTAAGCATATTTATGTAGATGCCATTAGTAAAGAAATCACAGAAATTGAAATTACTGGTGAAGAATTAGTGGCCTATAAAAAAATGGTAGAGGAAACTGAGCAGTTGGCGATCAAAGAAAAAGAAATAGACAATAAGCGCGCTGCTCTACTTGAAAAGCTAGGCATCACCGAAGAAGAAGCGAAACTCCTTCTCGGCTAATGACTTGGAGACTTTCTAAGTCAGCCGCTCAAATTCGCGAGCAGCTTGACGACTCTTACCCTGAGCGCTCTCGTAAAAGCGATGGCACTTTGGGCGATCAGCGTCACCGCGACCGAAAGTCCGACCACAATCCCGACGCTAATGGCTGGGTAAGAGCTATCGACTTTACGGCAGATCTTGGCGTAGGAATTGACGAGACCGCCGACCTTGTTAATCAAATCCGCAAATATGCTAAGACCGCTAAGAAGAAGCGCATCTCTTACATAATCTACAACGGCAGAATTGCTTCCCCTATCCTTAATTGGAAATGGCGGAAGTATCGGGGCAGTAATCCGCATAAGTCTCATTTCCATATTTCCTTCACCACTCTCGGGGATATGGATCACAGCTTCTTTGATATCCCGATGCTTGGAGGAACAGATGAACGAACTGAAGTTAATGGCTGGAAGCTGGCTAAAGGTCTTTCTCGCCGCCGCTCTAGCGACCTACCTATCGGTGGGACTCGATGTGGAGACGATCGCCAATGCTGCCATTGCTGCCGTATTGCCGAGCGTAATCAACTGGCTCAATCCTAAATACGAGCGATACGGCCGAGTGAAGTAATGCCTACCGAGGTCGCTGCGTTTATCGCATCCGTTCTCGGGTCTATCGGCTTTGACCCGATCAGCTCCAAGGCTATCCATCTCCTCTTGAAGCTCAGCTCTTAGCTTGTCCTTCATCTTCTTGGCCTCGTCGGCTATTAGGCTTACTGCCGCTAGCTTTAGGCTCTTTTCCTTTATGCTCATTTCTTTTCCTCTCCCGATATAGTCTCATCTCTAAAGAGTCCAGGCTGATCCCGCAATCCTTAGCGATGAATTCCTTACTAAATCCCCATTCCATTAGCTGGTGTATGTATCTAAGAGAATGGGGCTTACTCACTTTGACTTACCAGCCCATCCATCGCCCTTGAAGATGACTCCCGGGCTAGTAAATTGCTTTTCCATTGGGGTTTGACAATCAGAACACCAAATTTGGTGGTTAGAATAGACGCTAAATGACTGCTCGATTGTTATCTGGCAAGTCGGGCACTTAAACTCATAAGTCGGCAACTGGAACCTCGATATCGCTATGACCCGTGAATACCCGACGGGTAATGGTCTCATCCCCGCTAACTATCCGGCATATTCGACATCTTGCCGCCTTCATTTTGTAGTTTCCGCATTGAGAGCAACGGGTTATGTCGTCCTCTTTGTTGGCTAACCGCTCAGAAGGGTAGATAATCCGCATTTCGAAGCATCGCTGGCATTCGACCAGCCAGACTTCAGGCGGGGCATCTGGCACTTCTTGACACTCGTAAGTTCTGACCAACCTATGCGGGGTAGATGCCTTACAAGATGAGCACTTAAAGGGATGGATATCTAGATTCACTTCTTAAATACCCATTTCCCATCCGCGTCAATCTTCATCCATTTAGCTGGACATTGAGCCTCTCGGTCTCTTGACGGGCAGACCCAGCCTCGGTATTCGTTGCCATCCTTTACGCCGTTTTTAAGCACCATAGCGCCGTGATTACATATCGGCACTTCATCGGCTATCTCAGCGCCTAACTGTTCGACTAAGTAGTCGATATTGTGATGAACCGGTGCTGGATCGTCGGGACGCTGTTCCTTGACGAATTCAGCTAGATTCTTACTTGTTGTCTCAATCGGTTTCTTGTGGCTCTGAAATGGTTTTGGATTTGGTTTAGCCAAATAGCCAGCGAGGTTAAGTGCGCGGGAAATCGACCCAGTCTCCGCCAGCTCTAGGGCATATTGCTTACTCTTTGACTCACTAGATAGCCCAGTAGTCCAAGGATTAGCGTCTGCCTCTGTTCGCCATATCTCACACTTGACAATATAAACATCACAATCTTTCGCTAGTGATTCTTCCAATACGAAAGTTTTGATTCGATAATCAGGATATTCGACTATGAATTGCTTGAAGCGTTCCCAAGTCCCTACATAATCATCTAGGTAATTCGACATTAATCATCTCCCTCTGCGCTGTATCTTTCAGCGCGTCTTGTAATTGTTCCTTCAATGAATAAAAAGTGCCATCTGGCCAGTTCTGAATTTCAGCAGCGCACTCTAGGCAATAGAACCTAGTGACACCTTTGCGCTTAGGATGCTCGCTAATAATTTTCCAATAGGCGGGCTTTTGTGCGAGTGGATGTAGTTGCCCTCCGCGACTTAAGTGAGCGTATCTTTGCTTACAATAGTCGCAAAACTGGGCGAGATTAGTATTCCTCAAGAGAGCCAAAGTCGCTCCAATCGGCATATCGGCAGGCGGCCAACACAGAGGCATATCCAATGAGATCGAGATACGAATCTTCCCGCTGTGGGCTTTCCACCATTCTTGAGAGTTTCGTCGCGATAAAGACCAGCGCCAAGTCAGCTGGGTCTCGCAACTGAACACCGAGGGTTCTCGCAATTTTGAAAACGCGTAAAAGGTTTGACCTCGGATCACCATATTCGAATCCCCGCTCATTAAGTATGTCGCGGGCTTCATCAATCCATTCATTGAGCCCTCGTTCGGATAATTCGTCCATCGGTCATACCCCTTTCATAACCTTTACGAAAAGCCTCATCGACGGCTTTATCTCGTCTATTTGCCATAAATGCGTAAAGCATTAAAAGGCTGAACCAGAATATGACTTGTAATTGCTGGCTATCTAACATCTGCGCTCACCCCATAGGTATCTAAGAAGTAAGCTGATATCTCAGCTCTTGAAAGTCTGCCTCGGCTTGATCCTTTACGGCCTAACTTCTCGACCGCATAACGACGGATAATCGAACCTTTGACATAATTCGTCCCATCCGTCCAAGCCCCGGCTTGACTGTTAAATTCAATTACTGCCGGTTTATTTATCATTTCGCTCCCGTTCTCTAATCCGCTAAATCGAATTAGGGTATTAGGCTAAGGGGCTAAATGGATTTAGGTCAAGGCTCGCTGGGGTGTTTCGTCGAATAAATCTATTTGCTCATCGATGGTGCGGTGGATATCCGCTACCTCGTAGATCAGATAAGTAATAGGCGGGAGTCCTTGATAGCTAGGAAGCCGACCAGTTTGTCTATCTTCTTGGCTCCGGCGAAGTCGGTCTTATCTGGTAGGCGCATTAAAGCCCATTCAGGGGCGTTTAGAGCCCCTAAGTCCCATTCATAGACCCCTTTAGGTGTGGAACTGATATAAAGCGTCCTAGCGCCCGTTCTAGCCCTAATATCGGCTAAATAGTCCCACTTGTGCTTTTCAATCATTAGGGTCTCATAATGAGCCCTACGGCATTTAATCTCGATGTAGGCGTTATGGGTTATCCCGTCGGCTCGGTCGGTCGCTGAGAGGGGCGTAAGGTCGGGATATTCGGCCTTCAGCGCCTCAAAGAGTTCGACTTCGCGGAGGTAAATTAGTCTTCCTCGTCCTCTTCAATCCCTATCTTCCGAATAGGGTCGTCTTTGTCAATCACCCAATCAGGCCAAGAGCTACGATCCATAGCGAAGGCGAGAGCTGTGCCCTCGTCCATTCCGTTCTTTCGACAAGTCTCGTAAATCTCTTTACAAGCGATAGCCCAATAATCGAGCTTAGTTAGGAAAGGATCTTTAACTGTGCGCTTTTGACGC